GCCGATGCACTGCGCGATCTGCGCGTACTCAAACGGCAGCTCATCCGCCAGACCGAAACGGTTCTTCGCGTCCCAGCACGGGTGGTGAGACGTATACATGACGCGCTTGCCGCCCTGTGCCTTGAACTTCTGCCCTTTGTCGTCCGTCTGCACGGCGAACGTCTTGTAGTTCGCGAACAGCACCATGTCTGCCCATTCTTTGACGAGCGGCGAGATCTGGCTGCCGGTCTTCTTGCCGAGCTTCATCTCGTAGCGGTCATACGCCCCCATTTCGTCCGGCTGTTCAAATTTGCGCATCTGTGCGTGCGCGGTCAGCACGACGTGTACGCCCGTCTGCACGATTTCCTCCAGACTGTTGAGAAACCGCCCGAATTCCTCTTTTTCGTATACATAGCCGTTACCGTAGCCGAAGTCTTCAATGCCCTTCTTCTGGTATCGGCTGCAAATATCGTCGATGCACAGCTGCTCCGCCCAGTCGATCGTATCGATGATGAGTGTGCCGCACACCTGCGGGTTCTGCTTGACGTATGTAAGCTCCTGCCGCAGCATCTCCCAGCTTGTGGGCTTGTCCATACGGCGCACGTCCATATATTTCGTACTGCCCTCGGTGTCGATGAACAGCGGGTTCGGGAACTGCGCGGCAAAAGTCGATTTACCGATGCCCTCCGGTCCGTAAATGACGACTTTTTTCGCCGATTCGATTTTGCCCGATGTGATATTCATTAGAATTCTCCTGCCTTCCATTCTTTTTTCTGCGGCACTTCGCCCTTGACATAGCCGTCTTCAATGATGATCGAGCACTCGCCGCCGGTGCTGACACGCGTCGCGATCGCCTGCAAGCCCTCCTGCTCAAGCCATGTGCCGAAGTCCTGTAAGGTCTCCGTGTCCATCTGTTCAAGCTTATCGATAAGCACAAACCCGCAGTTCGGGTTCAGCTTGCGCACAATCGCGGTCGAGACTTTGAGCTGCTCGCTGCCGCTCATGCTGTCCCATCGGTGCCCGTTGTACGTCAGCTCGCCGTTTTCCACGGATAAGCCCGGCAAAGGCAGCGACGCATTTTTCAGCAGGTCAATCTTTTTCTGCCGCACGTCGTTCAGCTTTGCGGTCATGGTATCGTACTCGGCGCGGTGCGCGTCCGCATCTTCCTCGGCTTTCTCTTTATTGAGGTTCGTGCGCACCTTTTCATTGATGACCTCGATGTCGCGGATATTCTGCTCGAGCTCTGCGGTCGATTCATCGTGCAGATTTTCCGCGCTTTTCAGCGCACATTCCAGGTCACATTCGGTCTTTGCAAGCTGCTGACTGTACGTTGCAAGCTCTGCGCGCAGGTCTTCTACTTTCTTCGTCAAGCGTTTATGTTCTTCGCTGATTAAAGTGACATTCATGCGTTTACGGTGGTTCTCACCGTTCTTCGCGAGGATCTCCTGCTGCGCCCGGATGAGCTCACTTGCGGAAATCGGCTCCTTCGGTGCATCCGGATAGTACGGCATCTCTTTCGCAAACTTCGCTTTCTGGTCGGCAATCTGCCCGATTGCACGGCGGCGGTTGTAGAGGTCGTTTTCCTGCACCTCGAGCTCCTTGAGCTGCGGGCCTACGCCGATGATCTTCAAAAGCACCTCGGCTTTCTCGCACGAAGACGCTTCCATAAATTTTGGCAGATCAATCGCGAGTTCTTCCACGAACTCGTTCAAGAGCTGCTGGCCGGCGCGCTTGCCGGTCGGGTCCGTGACCTTGAGGTCGCTGTTTTTGCCCTTGCGCTCCACCTCAAGCCCGTTACTCATGACAATATGTAAGTGCGGTGGGATCACCGACCCCTCTCTTACGGCCTGTGACGGACGGTAGCGGTCGCCGCCCAGTGCCCAGGCGATACTGTCCAACACGGAGGTCTTGCCCTGGTTGTTGCGTCCACCGATGATTGTCAGCCCGTTTTCGGACGGCTCAATCTTCACGGCCTTGACGCGCTTCACGTTCTCAATTTCGAGCTTGTTGATCTTCATCATTTCTTCAACACCTCATTCACGACTGTCTTATCGTTTTTTACGGTTGTACGCTTTGTCATGTTAAAACTCCTCCTTGAGCACGCGGCGAATGGCGTGGTTTCTGGCCTTATTTTCGATTTCTGTCAGCTTATCGGTCGAAAGCTTTTGCTTCTGAGCCATGTAATAAACTACGGATACAACCGCGCCGTACACGGCAATTAAATCATCTCCGAGTTTAATATTCGCGGTTACGTCGACGCCGCCGTCCGGGTTTTGCTCTGCGAGCAAGAAAGACCCCTTGACATTCTCAAGAATTTTGTCTATACTCAAATCAGAGTGTTTATCCGACTCTTTCGCCGTTTCGACTGCTGCAACAGCCGGAGCGGCATTTTTCTTTTGAATGAGCTTTTCGTAAAGGCTCTGGGCGTCGTCGCGCAAATCCGCGAGATCGTCAGCGAGGTCGCTGTACAGCTCCGTTTCTTCGCTGTTATCCGCGACGTTCATCGCCGCTTTCAACGCGTCCGCCATGCCGTCGAAGGCAGCTTCTACTTTGTAATACAGGTTCATGCGTTTCTTTCCTTTCTTTTTCTGTACTCATGGATGTTCACGATATTCCCGCACGACCGTGCGGCTTTTCTTTTCCTGCGCTGCGCGGCGACGAGCCGGTCGATAACGATCTGGAGCCCGAGCACGGACCCCATGACCGTCCCGATCAGCATCGCAAAGCCGAGCAGCTTGACTAAAATCATGCTTTACACTTCCTTCCAGAATCTAAATCTTCGGGTGGGTCACGCGGGTCCTGCCGTAGCCTTCCGGCTTCTCGCCCCAGTCAAAGTTTGTCAGATGCAGGCCATAAGTTTTACGCCACATCATGTCCAGCGCCGCTTCCACGCATCTGCGGTTCTGCGCCACCTGCTCCGGCGTCTCATCTAAGTATCGTATAATCACCGTCGGTGTGCCGAGGTCGCGCTCTTTGCGCTTTTTAGGGGCTTTCTTCGCGGTCGTTTCTTTCATGAAAATCACCTCTTTTCTTTTTATGCGGTGTCGGTTTGTCCATATCCCGCAGCCCTCCCACCTGCCGCCCGTTCACAATGGCAATCACTTCGGCGCAAACAAAATGAAATCATGGGAGGTAAGTTCCGGGCGGCATGGGGCAAGGCTGCGGGCGGGTTATCGGATTACAGTAGCTTTCTGAAAATCAGTTTGATAAGGAATGTTAAAGCTATGTAGCCGAGCATCTCTAAAAAGTCATCCGTTTTTCTCATCTTCTTTCTAAAACATTCTTTATGTCTTGTATTTCTTTCCTTCGCGCTATATACTGAATGTATCGAAAGGAGGTGAAACCTCATGTATGAAACAGTTGAATGTCAATATTTGCAAACCGGTGATACTGTTTACGTTTCTTTAGAACTTCCTCGAACTTGCCCGCATTGCAACGCAGGTTATGCTGGTAAAACTACTTCTGCGTCGGCGTTGAATTTAGATTCTAATGTAATAGCTGCATCTCATTTTTGCCCAGCTTGTTCAGAATATTTTTTTGCAATATATTGTTCTTTTTCACCTAATGAACGTTTCCAACTTAGAAGAATATATCCAACCGCAAATTTTAAGCCTACAACTTTCAGTGATCGGCTATCAAATATTTCTCCCAAGTTTGTAGAAGTTTACAATCAGGCATCCAGAGCTGAACACGAAGGCTTGAATGAAATCTGCGGTATCAGTTATAGACGTGCAGAAGAATTTCTTGTAAAAGACTTTGCCAAACATCTGTATCCGGACAAAGCCGAAGAAATCATTGAGAGTTCATTAAGTCAGTGCATTTCTAAATACATTGAAAATTCCAATGTCAAAGAAATGGCAAAACGAACTACATGGCTCGGCAACGATCACGCGCATTATGTTTCTAAGCACCCAGATCAAGATTTAAGCGACTTAAAAGCCCTTCTATCTTTAACCATAAAATGGATTGACATGGAGTTGGAAACAGCGGAGTATATCAAAGCCCTTCCGTAAATTCATCTTCTCTCACGTCTTCAAACTCAACACTCAAATCAAAGCAGCGAAGCTGGTGCATTGTTTTATTCAATGCGGCGGCTTCTTTTTCTGCCTGTTCAAGCAACTGCTTAAACGCCTTTAAGTTCGTGACGCTGATTTTCAGTGTAGAACCGATAACGTATGCGTTGTCTTGTAATTTCACACTCTCCCCTCCTCTCACCTCTGCATCTCTTACCATTCCAAAAATGGGACGATTTTCACAAAAAAATTTTTGCCTTCTCGATATTGTTCGAGATATGTAGCACTGCGCAGATTTTATCGATCTCATCGGTATTAAAAGGCTTTTTTCCGTTGATTTTTGAAGAAAAAGAGTTTGGACTAATGCCGATGAGTTCTGCAAGCTGCTTTTGCGTAAGTGCATTCTGTGCAATTCTCGATCGAAGAAGATTTTTACTGACCACTTCACCACCTCCTTTTTGTCCCTTTATTGGGACGATTAAATCTTAACACATTTATTTGCGTGTGTCAACCCTATTTTGGGACAATATCAAAATATTTTTTGAAAAAGTATTGCTTATTTGGGACGATGGTGGTATGATGAGTGCAACGAGGTGAGAACATGAGTCAACGATCTGAACGTATTCTTAAATCGATCCAGAACGCTAAATTATCTTATGGCGTTCTCCACGAACTAACCGGTATTCCAAAATCGGCTCTACAAAGATATGCTACCGGTGAGACCGAGAAAATACCGATTGACAGACTTGAAATGATAGCAAAAGCCACTGGGGTTTCTGTTGAATACTTAATGGGATGGGACACGAAGGAATCTACTTTTCAAGTCCCGCCGGGCTTTCAGCCCCTCCCGGAGACGGAGCTGCTGCCGCGCGTAGGACAGATCGCGTGCGGCGAGCCGATATTAGCGGAGCAGAATATAGAAGACTATGACCGCGTACCGACGGAATGGGGCGCACAATTCACGCTGATCTGCGCAGGCGACAGTATGGTGCCACGCATTCAGGACGGCGACGTTGTGGCAATTCGCAAGCAGCCGAGCGTCGAAAATGGCGAAATTGCTGCCGTGCGCATCGGCGATGAAGCCACGCTGAAGCATGTTTACTACTCGCCGGACAAGCTCATCCTGCAGCCCGAAAATCCCGCTTTCCCCCCTATCGTGCTGATTGGCGAGGAAATGAACACCGCAATCATAGAAGGCAAAGCCGTGGGACTGTGCAGGAAAATATAATTGAATAAAAGAAAGGTATATTGACATGAAAAGGGTAATGAGCGTAGTTCTTTGCGTCATCTTCGTTGCCTGTGCGGTTTGCGGGTGCTCGGGCGCGGCTTCGCAAAAGTTTCCACAGAAGTTCTCGTTTCAGTATGGCGGCAAGGAAATAACTATCGGTGACAACATCGACAAAGCGGTTGAATACCTCGGTGAGCCGGAATTTACAACGGACCCGGACGAATACGATTGTGTACTTTGGGGTTACGACGGTGTGACAATAAAACAACTTGACAGCACGATTATCAGCATTTCCATCTCTGACTCCCAAACGTATCAGATTTGCGGTATTCATTGTGGAGATAGCCACGAAAGCGTGGTTAAAAGGCTGCAAAAGCTCAGTGACAAAGTTTCTGATTCTGATGACTCCACAATGTTTACGGCTAAAATGAGCGATGATGCCACGATCGGTGAAAGCATCGATATGAATGTGCCTTATAACGAAAGCATCGTTGTCACCGCTGATCCCGATGAACTTTGGCATTATGGTGAAGTTTCTGTAATGTACGATGATAACGACAAAGTGGAGTACATATCGACCAGTATTCTTATTGAAAGCACGTTTATGCCAAGCGAAGAAACAAGTGACGACACTGAAAGTTCTTCACAAGCCGCAGCAAGCTGGTCTATCGATGACTTCCTGATGTGGAATGAAGATGATGAATGTGAATATTCGTCAAATTTAATGTGGACTTCTGTTTCCGAAACCGAAAAAGAACTCGGACCGCTTCACACGTATCGCGGCATCAAAATCGGCGATACCACTGAGAAACTTCTTGAAAATTATGACTTTTCCATGTCCGACGTGTATTTTGACGAAGATACCGACACCACAAATGCGGGCACGGCATACATGGAAAAATACACGTCCCTTGAAGACCGTATTCGGCACACAGATGAAATTCCTGCTGACTCATATCTGATGATTGTCACGTGGTGCTCCTATAATTCCGACACCCGAAAGCTGACCATGATGCAGGGCGACGGAACTGGTGGTGTTAGTCTCTACGTTGACGGTGTAGATGTAAGCTTGACGGACGGCGTTTTCTCTGTTGCGTTTGGATTAAATCAAGGCAAGGTCGCAGAGATCCTCTACTACGGTCAAGTGCCGCAGGGTGAAGCCGACAATAGCGCCGTTTCTTCTGAAACAGACACAGCCAAGACTTCTTCCGAAAGTACCCCGAATACCTTCTTGCTCAACCTTCCGGTTACGGAATATAGTATGTCCAACGGCACACGAGCTTCCGTGATCGTTGGTAAAGAAGTTCTTAAGCTGAGCACCGAAGAAGAGTTTGTATCATTCGTCGATGAAAAAATCGAGGGTAAAGATTATAACTGGTTCACTATCGATTTAATGGACGGTACAGGACTTGTTTTTGCCGGCTGCAATACTACCGTTTTTGATTACGGTGAAATTGATAAAGACGGTGCATTGTTAAAAAGCATTCACACCTACGTTCGTTCCGGCGACAGCTATGAGCTTGTTGAACAATAACTGAATTTTGGTCGCCTTTTGAAAAGGCGTGGATAGAAATTTCGCAGATAATCAGTCGGGCACAAGTTTGTTTGTCGCCCTCCACCCGGAGGGCGTGGATAGAAATGCAAAGTATGCCGCCACCGTCATGTCATGGTACACGGTCGCCCTCTCCCGAGGGCGTGGATAGAAAAGAAAAAGCCCCGCTGTGGGGTAAAAAGTTGAAAAATGGAAACCCAACATGTTATAATAATCATAGAGAAGGAGTTGATTTTATGCCGACAATTTCAATGTTCAGAGGAATCAAGGTCTGTATTTATTGGAGCGACCACATGCCGCCGCATTTCCACGCATTTTACGGCGGCGCTGAGGTTCTCGTATCCATCGAAGAATTGGAAGTGTTAGAGGGCTCAATGCCTTCTAAGCAACTGAAAATGCTTCTGGGCTGGGCAGCTTTCCATCAAGAGGAGCTCCGCGAGAACTGGGAGCTTGCAAGAAATCAGCAGGAGTTGTTCTCCATCGAGCCGCTGAGATAAGGAGGTTATACCATGGCAAACACAGTTGAATATTATCTTTCCAAAGGATTTGACCGCAAAGCCGCAGAATACTTTGCAGGCGGAAAGAAAAAGATCGTCGGTGTCGTTGCCAATCGTGACTTCACCCTGACGATCAGATTCGATAACGGCGAAAAACGGCTTTACGATATGCGCCCGCTTCTCAAAAAAGGTACCGTTTTTGAGCCGTTCACCGATATGGAAAATTTCAGCCGGGTCTATGTAGATGATACCCACAGCATCGCGTGGGATATTGACCCGAATGTGGACAGCAATAAGGTCTGGAACAATAAAGTTGATCTTTGCGCAGATGAGTGTTATATCGACAGCGTGCCGATGAATTGAAGCCCGCCACAAAA